GTCGTCTTTGCGGAATACCAGACTTCAACTCCATACTTCTTATCATGCGCATTTCCGACGCCTGCGTTAAGATGTATTTGAAGCGCTAAATCAGCGCCTGATTTATTTGCCAGTGCAATTGCACCTTTCAGGTTGCCCGCCGTTGTGCAGTCTGTGACCGTGATCCCCATCGTTTTTGCCTGTGCGATGATTTCTGCGGTAATTTGCCGCGCGATATCTGCCTCTTTCTTTCCATTATAAACTGCACCCGGATCACCTCCGCCATGTCCTGCGCTCACAACCAATCGCATCATCTTATTTTTTTCTTTCCTCGAATTCCTTCTCGACCTCAAATAAAATTTCCGCCTCGTCCACTTCCGGGATTCCAGCGAGACTCATCAGTAACGACACAATTGCGGCCATGCCTACAATGCCTCCGATCGCCGACCAGTCAATCTCCCACGGGATTGCGCCTGTGGCGCTTGCTGATATGGCGGCCAGCCCTGCAATGGCGGTCTGTGCCGCCGTTTTGACGGCACGCGTGCCGGCGGCGTTCCACCAGACCTTATTTCTGATTGCATTAAGGCCTTTCATTTTTTCCTTTCTACGCTATACGCTTGAAGTAATAGCATGTGATATAGGGATTCATGATCGAATGCGCATCTCCCGAACCGGACGCGCCGGTTGCGGCCGGGGTGGTGCTGGCCGTGTTGTGAGCTGGGACGGAATGCGTGTGGTTGGCGGAGTTTGCGCTTGTGGTCGATGTCACACCATCTGACATAGGATAGAGATTGCCTCCAGCCAGCATATTTCGCGCATTGCCTCCTGCGCTTTGTAAATTACTGCTGATAGTATGCGTATGATTCGCCGACTGGTTTCCTGTATTAAAAGCTGCGACAGAATGCGCATGCGCGACTGACTCATGGGTGTGTGACGGTAGTTGCGCAGTTGTTAAGGTTACTGTCTTTGCACCGCCGGTTTTTTCTGATGTACTGAAATCAAGATCGTTACTATTTACACCTATGGGAATCCGCCCTTCGCCCCATGATATCCACGTGCCATACTTAGGAGGATACGGAAGCGTAGTAATACAAATATCGCCAATACGATATTTCCCGCCTCCGGCTCCATATTCCGTGAAAAGTGTATCGATGCCATCAATATTGATACCATTTAAACGTACGCGATATAATGGCATTTCATGCAGTGTTGCGCCGTTCCGAATGGTTCCGGTCGTGAGCTGCGGATCATCGCCAGAATTCGAGCCCTGCACGATGTCAGGGGTGATATCTTCAATGCCGTCTTTGTCACACGTATACCGCGCAACGATCAGGTCATTGCGCGGTACGCCTTGCGCTCCGTTGGCGATTAACAGCGTGTCCCGCTTACCAAAATCCGTCCCACCACGCCTGCCCTGCAACATAAGCATCCCATCGCCGATCGTGATCGTGTTTGTGTTGATGACAGTCAATTCGAATTTACTCCCGATATCCAGTACGTACTCCTCCTCGCCGAATAACGCCATGTTTGTATCGGCGATTTGCTGCGATGTGATGTGATATTTTCCGGTGGTCCCGTCAATAATTTTCATTCGGTTTCCTTTCTATGCTGTGCGCTTAAAGTAATAACAAGTGATATATGGAGGCATTATTGAGTGTTCCGCGCCCGACCCGGCAGTGCTTGTATTTGCTGTTGCATTGCCAGAGTCTATGTACATGCCGCCACCCGTGCCTGTTGAAACAGTGGTTGTGACTTTTGCTGTGGCGTTCGTCGGTGTAGTATTAACCCATCCAACTCTGGGAGTAAAAGTATGCGCATGGGACGGTATTTGGGCAAGCGATAGAGTCACTGTTTTTGCGCCGCCGGTTTTTCCCACGGTATTGAAATCCGCGTCACTTGGGTTTATGCCAATCGGCATTCTTCCAGTCCCCCAGGCTTCCCATGTGCCATAGTTCGGTGGATATGGTAGCGTCGAAATACAGATATCCCCTACACGATATTTCCCGTCTCCGCCGGACGCGCCGTTTGATTCCCCGCCTTTCCACCGACTGGATTGCGAGACCTTGCCAATTGATATACGGATTTCCGGCGCTTTGCCGGATTCAATGCGCAGGATCTTTCCCGTCACCGAAGCGACAGCGCAGATACCTGTTTCAAAATCTCTCCCGCCGATAATGTCCCCGATCGGATAATCGTGATCGTCATAGCCTATTAGCTCAAAACTGTCTCGGCTCCGTAACTCATCAAGCTTTTCCTGCCCGCTTTTGAATAGATCCGCCGCATCTTTCGCACCGGAGCAGTCGTAGATTTCCGTACGCATCGCTTCGCCTGCAAAGTACGGCGTGCCGCTTTGTTGAATGCTGCCATCATTCATAACATATAGATGCATCACCAGCCGATCGCGCAATTCTCCCTGCCCGAGGCAAATCAGATGATTGACGCCTCCGGCATACCGTGTGACCTTGATTCCGCCAGGCGCCGGGTTATCCTGTGAGTATTCATCATCCTGCGAATGATCTACAATCGGTGCCTCATCGATAACGACCGCAAACGGAAATCCAGGCCGGACGTCGATATCTATCCGGCACCCAACAAACGCTAGCATCTTCTCGATTGTCTCTAATGCGGTTGCGTAGCGATCTACAATCCACGACGTCACGAATATATCAGCAAACCCGTTTGGCACCGTGAAACATGCCCGGCTGTCCGCCGCGCCGACAATCAACTGCCGCAAAATCGACCGGATGTCGCCGGATACCACGAGGTAGTCCTGCCCGGCTGGTGGCTCGATTACGCTCTTGGCGAGCAGCCCGCGCCATGTCGATCCGTTAAAGGTGACAGCGCTGTCGTCCACATTTGAGCTGACTTCCTCGACGATACCACCCCATTCTGTCCCGGGGATATAGAGAAACGCACCAACTTCAATCCCAGCTTTCTGTGCCAATTCCCGCGCAATTTTGATCTCGAAGTTATTGTTCCCCCCAATCTCAAAATCAATCGTATCCGCACCAAGCAAATACGCGATATCTTCCCGATCGGAGTTTGCCACGACTATTTCAAATGCTTTCATTTCCATGGCGGTTCGCTCCTATGCTCAAAGATCGTCAAATCCAAATACGCGTTGCTTGACACAACGTGCAGACCCGGCGGGATCAAAACAAAGAATTGCTGCCCTTTATTTCGCAGATTCAGGACGCTTTCGGTTACGCCACCGGCATGCGTTTTTACAATCGACTTCGCCTGACTGTCGATCGTGACCCATTCGTTTGCTTCCAATATTAGCGGATTGACGTCATTTCCGACCACGTAAGTGTTTGGGCCGATGGCTACGCTGGGATTGACGACAGGACCGAACACAACCATGGAAAAATCCCCTGGAATAATTGACGCCACATGAACGACACGCGGCGGCTTCCCGACCGTGTAGTCATAAGGGTAGTCATACGGATAGTCGAGACCCCAGTCTATGGCCTTATCTGTGTCATCGGTTGCCCGAAAGCTGTACGGGATTTCTCGTGTCCATATCGAGTCGACGAACACAAACTTGCATGTATACATCGCAACCCGGAACCCCTGGCTCCAAACCGTTTTCTCGGACGCCGCAACGAAGCAGCGAAGATAATCATCTCCTACAATCAGCTTCCCCGGGATCATATCCGCCACGTCAATACCGATCACGGAGTAGAATTGATTCAGCGCATCCGCGAATTCGGCCCGTGTTCCCGCGTAGATCGCGATATCAATATTCTTCGTCAAGAGCGTTCTATAAAAGGCGGTGATCCTCGCGCCTACGTCCCGGTTGTCGGTGAAATTGTATTCCCACTCCCAGTCAAACAAGTTCTCAGACTGAATGATATATGGCCAGTCCGAAAGGTTGATCTCCTGTCCGCAATGGTTTACGTATTTAACATTCATCATTGTACTGCCCTCACGATACGGCCGAACTCTCGGTCATCGATTGTAAGACTGACATTGATAGGCGACCTCTCAAATCCACTTGTGATTGCGCCTTCCAATTTCCCATAATCAATTTCATTCCCGTTTGTTGTGGGATTGACATCCCATGATGCCGATCGTCCGTTCAGCGCACCAATCTCCGCGACGGAATTAAGTCTCGTGCGGAACTCATTCGTAATGTCTCCACTTAGGCTGCGTACGGCTGAAAGTACTTCAGGCGCCTGATCTATGATCCCGATTCCAAGGCCTTCTGAGACGTAACCGCCGATTTCAATCATGACCCTTGACGGAGAGTGCGAGTTGAAAGCGTTCATAAATCCGTCAATAATCCCGTGAGCAAATCCTGTGATTTGATCCCGCAGCCATCCTCCAAGAGAAGTTATGCCATTCCATAATCCGGTTACAAGATCTTGCCCAACAAAGAAGATGTCAACAATGCCATCTCCTACATTGGTGATAAGATCATCTGCAAAAGTTGCAATATTTGTCCAAAACTCAGTTAAAGCATTCGAAATCCCGTTCCACAGCTCTGTAATGAAGTCTACGCCAGTATTGAAGATGTCCAGAATACCATCCCAAATATTTGTTAGCAAATCTGAGCAGAAGGTTATGATGTTTTGCCAAAATGCTTCAAGGCCGTTCACCATGCC